ACATGTGACAGTATTGTAAGAACCGTTTAGAGTGCCCGTAGGTGATCCCGTGTAAGTATAGAACTGAGTCAACTCTGTCGCGCTGATTGTTGTTGGGGATTTAATTTCTTCAATGATAACGTATGTCTGAGTCGCATCAGCGGCGTATGGTAAGTTCCCACCAGAATCTTGTCTACCTTGGATTTTAACAATCTTACCAGCCTGAGCATTTACTAACCCTTCACACTTAGCTTGAATATAGCTAGTCGATGAGCCAGGCAAATCTGAACTGCGACCGATAATTACACCATCATATAATATTTGAGACGCTCGTGAACCGGTAGCAAGTGTCGAAAAAGCTACAGCTGCTGTAATTTTGAATCTGCCTGACCGCTTGAACGTATAGTCACCGGTAGTTTTATTGAAACCGACGACGTCATCAATATCTACAGATGCATTGGTATCCCACGACGCTACATCTTGGAAGTTGCCAGTTGATGTGTGTGAACCAGATGATTTTCTTTGGAACAACCCAGTGATTCTTCCATCATACCCATCAGATTGCTGCGTGCTTGATGACCAGCCTTGAATAGGAATTTCAGATGCAGAAAGTAATAAAACCTCAGAACTACCGACCAAGCTTGAGCCGACAACATCACCTTGTGAACTTGCGCCACCGCCGAACGTTAGATAGTTGTTACCTTGTATTGCAAAGACAGTGACACGCGTACCGCCCGCACGAATTAACTCACCGACATGATAACGCTTACCTGTAGTGCCGCCGATAACAAGACCATTTGGAAGCGCAAGTTGTGCTGTAGAGCCAGTTACAGTGCCAGAAGTAAAACCACCCTCAATAGAGAGTGTGTCTGCTTTTTGCGACCACTTTAGGTCTACAGCGGTAACAGAACCAAAACCTTGCGTATTACTAGGAGTATACGACTGAAATGCTGTAATATTAGTGCCAGCTAAGAAAGTACTTAATCTAAAACCAACTTCAGCTTTTACAACCCACGCGCTATTTGCAGACTCAGAAATAAATCCGATTAGCTTAATTTGCGTAGTGTCTGAGTTGACTTGAAATTCACCCTCAACCCAATCTGAATTAGTCGTAGAGTTAGAAAACATTTTAAAAGTGCTTGGCTCTGTGTATGACCAAGTTGAACCGTTATATTGACCAACATACCAAATTAAACTTGAATCTGTCGGACTCGATCCATTGCTTCCAGCAACAAAAGTTCCAGATACAATCGTGTAGTCGATGCGTGTTTTAAGCATCTTAGTGCGATAGCCAGCATCGATAGAAATAGTGCGCTCGATCGCTCTGCCTTGACGGCTAGCGCCTGAGCTCTTAGTTAGTAAAAACGAGGTAGCTCCAAAAAGTGGAGCAGAGGTACTTGTTGAAATAGCAAATGAACCAGAACCGCTTGATGACGTGAACGTACCCGCTGGACGTGTTGCCGCTGAGTATGAACCCTCGATGAAATTTGTGACGCCAAATTCAGCATTGCCGTCTGGTATTAAATTTCCATCTGGATCAGCAGCCCATCGAACACCATTGGTCTGTGTGGAATCGGCGATAAGCATTTGACCATTTGATCCAACCGCTTGTCGTGCTAGCGTTGCTGAGGCTGTGGCGACGTATAAATCACCTTTTGTAGTTAACGTGGATTTGTCAGTCTTTGCGTCTAATGAGGTTTGAACGTCTTGAGATAGGTTAGAGAGATATCCGACCTGAGTCGCTGACGTTCCCGATGCAGCTAACGCACCAGAACCATTTGTGACTAAAGCTTTATCTGTAATTAGAGGAGTTGTAATCGTACCCGTGAATGTAGGAGATGCCAAAGGTGCTTTTAAATTTAAAGCCGTCTGTAGATCGGTCTGAGACGATAAAGTACCAGTGATCGATCCCCAAGTTCCACCGCCGCCAGCACTTGATGACAATAAGTCCCAAGTTCCAGCCGCAGATCCAGCTACTCGTAAATGGACTTCAGCTTGAGCACCACCTGAGATAGTACCAAGTAGTCCACCGCCATTAGCATTTACTGTAACAGTTCCAGAAGACTTATTGATTACTAGGAATTTGCGACCCAGGGGGAGCGTTGTAGCATCCGGCATTACGATAGTCTGAGTCGTCGATCCAGTGACGATCTGCTTCGTTTCCGAAGCCGCAGTCAGAGTTGTTGTCCCTGCTGCTGAGACGGTAGTCGTAAAGCCTTCGATTAGAGCAGGACCTTTTATAAAGGTGCCAGCACCTAGAACCGATAACGATAAAAAAAGGGTTATTAAAATATAATTAAATCGCATCTTGAACACTCCATGCCATTACATAATTGGCGCTATCTGTTGGTGTATTAAAAGTCACTGTAAATCCATTCACTGTTTTACCAGTGATCATACCTTGCATAAATATTGGACTTGAATCAGTTGTGTTTAGAAAAGAGACAGGTGTAGGAACGTAAAGTGTATTTGCTGTTGGTGTACTAAAAACCACAGTCACGCTTGATGCAGCACTTGATAGAGCTTCATTACCGGCTCTTAAAATTCCAGATCCGTCTGCACCATTAGATCCGTTAGATCCGTTGCTTCCAGCGGGTCCTGTCTCACCAACGAAAGCTGATCGAGCTACAGCTTCAAAACCGTCACCTGTCGAATTGATAGCAATTACGGAGTCAGCGACTAATTCGATCTCCATATTAAAAGCATCAGCGTCGTTCGCGTTTACAAGTTTACCTAATATTGGTGCTCGTTTAGCTAGGTACGCAACAGCTTGCAGTTGTAAAGCCATGTAATCAAACGCATCTTCAAACTGCTTTAGTGTCCAAGATGATCGTCTTGCGAATTGTTGAGGCTGAGTCGGCTCATTGGCATTTAAAATAATTGCTAAAGTATAGTCAGCCTCTAAGTCAGCAATGAGGACTACTTGTCCACCACCGTCTTCATTAAAAGTAACTGAGCTAAGGTAAGTAAGATCGTCACCGTCAACTGCCCAAACAAGAGCACCCGCATCGTCGGCTTTAACTATTAATAACTGAGACTTGTCGGTGATTTTAAAATCAAACGAGTAGGAGTCTAAGACTCCTGTACCGATAAAATCTGCTCTGGGTTGATAAGTTGAAATACTCATGTTTAAATCCTTTATTTATTAGATTCGTTTGTCAATCTTCCATTGGCCTTTACCGTTTGAAAAATGAGCCAATCCTTAAACCCTCTGACTGTCATGTCATTAGGTATCTTGTATTGCTTTACTGTCTTATCACTCAATAAGGTATCTACTTTAGTCGAGTCCTCTGCCGATAAAACTTGAACAGTCTTAAAAGCGCCTAAGATATGAGAAGCGTAAAGAGTCTCAGTATTTGCCTCATATCCTGCCGATCTAAGTATCTCACCATTGACTTTAGCGGTGTACTCAAAAGCTTTTTGTTGCTGCTCGGTCTTTTGCATAACTCGACCATTCTCAGTCAATCCAAGCTCAGGAGCATCTTGCATTATCTTATTCCAAGTCTCTTCTGTGAATTGGTAGATCCCAGCAGCGCCCGTCTCTTCATTGTAAAGTGTAGGGTTAGAGTTACTCACCATCTCTTTGATTGTGTCGTACTGAGATGGTTCAACCACAACGTTTGAGGGATTTAGTTGAGCTTCGATTTGAGTTAATTGATCTTTAAAAAGTTGAGGAACTTCTGGGTTTACCAAAACGTTATTTGTTATTTTAGATATTCTCTCAAGCAAAGAAGGTTGAAGGTACTCAGCATCTCGCTTTTCTCTTATGAAGTTTTGATAGATTGTACCTGTTGGTAGTTTACCAATGATACCGACTGAATTCCAAAGTGCCTTTTTTTCTTGAGTTGTAAACTCGTAGTTCTCATTCCAAAACTCTAGATAATGTTTTAAACCCGCTGCTGCTGTAGTGAAATCTGATAACACTCCTTCAAATGGAAGCTGAATAATTTTACGCTTTTCCCAGTCTTTACCAAATGCAAACACCATATCTCTTAAAATAGGGATCGTACTTGTTAAAGTTTTAGGTACTTCGGTTGTTATAAATTTCATCCATTGTTGAGCAAGCGGTTTATCTTTATCATCACCAGGAAGTGCTTTACCACGCATTAGCTGTTCGAACAATTTCAGCATTGTCAGAGTTAAGATAAAACTTCCTGTGACTACAGTACCCTGCCAATAATTACCCTTTTTAAAGTTTTTTCTAATCTCTCTATTTTTAGCAAGCGAATTGTTATACAAGTTATTTAGATCATTAAAGAAATAAACAAATTGCTTCATGTATTTGTTTCGCTGAATAGGTGACAAGTTTCTGATATCATTATGAGTCTGAGTCAGCTCACTCATGTTCGAGGCGTAAACCATTGACTCTTTTACATCACCTTTTAAATTCTCAAGACCTTTAACCTTACCTTGAAGTGCGAGTTGATAAGCGGTCAAAGTCACTAGCACTTTATTTAATCGATCAACTTCAGAAAGCATTCTAAACGAAGCGTCTGAGATAAATCTTTGAGAAGCCGTGTAAGGTGTTATTATATTTTTCTGACTAGGGATCGCATCGTTTAAAGTTGATGATGTGTTTTTAAATACGTCTTCTGTGAACTTAGCAATCGATGGGTTAATCTCTTCAGCGAGTTTTATAAACGCTGGAACAAGACTTGGATTAGTCATCATGTTATTTACAAGAGAGTAGAGTATTGGAAAACTCTCAGCTTTACCCATCTTATCAAGAGCAACGATAACTGCTGATGGTTGAATAAGAATAGAGTTTATATTTCCACCAATGGCTACGATCTGCATACCTGAACCTAGATTATTTACTAGTTTCATTATTGGATTATCACCATAAGAATCAGTCTCAACTTCTTGAGCTGTAGCGATATAAGTTCCTACGATATTTGAATAACCTTCTTTACCCGCTACTCGTGCTATGTTTTCTCTGATCTTTTTATCAGCTAAAAGTTTTACACCATCAGCAAGAACTTCACGATGAGTTAAATCGTGAATGATTTGATTTAGTGAATACCCGATGGTGTTTAAATTTAGATCAACAAAGTCGTCGTTACCTGTACGAGCTTTTAAATGACCTTGCTCAGTCATGGCGTCACCGTAGTAGTTGAGCTTGAACTTTTCTAAAGAGTTCATCTCGCCAACACCTTCGGCTTTACGAGCTTGTATTTTTAATTTATCAGCAAGTCTATTGATTGGATAATAGCCACCTGAGATTTGTTTACCACGAGCTACATAAGGTTTTGCTTCAACCCACTCAGTATCCTCACCTTTGGTACGCCTTTGAAGTGCATCCATTTTAGGCTGAAGTGATGCGTACATATCCCAAATATTTTGAACTAGGATTGAATGTCGCTCTGCTAACTCTCTATCTAAAACTTTACGGATTACAGCTCGACTCACTTTTGGTGAACCATCTGGATTAGTGCCACCAAACTTTTCAAGTTCAACTAAGTTACCTTCGTTACCAAAGTTCAATTCCATTGCAACTAATTGTGCTTTAGAGAAGCGACCCGCTTTGAAACCTTCAAAGTCTTTAAACTCAGGAATATCAACAAACTCAGAAGATAAGTTGCCCCATTCAGCTTTACCGAATTGTTCTATAATTTTATTTAGTTGAAGCTCAGTTTCTTTAATAAAAACTTTCTTAGCGTTACTTGCTTCAACTAGCGGTCGATAAAATAAAGAATTAAAAAATCCGTTTACATTACCGTCATCAAGTTTAACTAAAACGTGCTGAGTTCTTTCTAGGTAATTTTTCATACCTAAAAGATACTCTGCTGCTCGATCAAGACCGTTAACCGAATCATCTTGGTAGGTCTTAGACTGATCAAGATCAAAATCAAAAACCTTCTTAGCGTTCTCTTCTACTAGATTACCAATAGCTTCAAGCGTTTGAAGCGTCTTGATGTTCTCATGTTTTCTAAATAATTTATTTTTATATTTGGCAGTGTGAACAATACCTCGAAGTGCTTGCTCAACAGCTATGACTTGCTCAACAGTCATCTCTTTAAAAGACTGACGAGTGTCTAGAAGTCTATCGGGAATATTAAAATCTCCGTTACCTTCTTTAGCAACTTGCTCGACCCATTTTTTAAATGAGTTTAACTCAACAGTGTTATCTTTAGCTCCGAAATTAAAAACAGAAACTAGCTCATTGTAAGCTGCAACATACGCTGGTCCAGCGTCTTTTAACTCTTGCTGAATAGAAGCCTTTTGAAGTTTTCTAACGTATCTGACTGCTCGGTTTACTTTACCGATTGCAATCTGAGTCTGAGCCGTTAGTGCAATATTTTGAGCAACAGCTTTTTGAGCTTTGTAGGCTTTCTCGATTTGATTTTTACTTACAGCACCCCAAGCAATACGCTCAGATTTACGCTCACCCACTTTAAACTGATTAACGTTAAGGTCTCCGACTTTAGTTTTAGAGACAGCAATTTTAGCGTCGTAGGTTAATTGTTTGGCAATTGGAGGAGTTAGAGCAATGCCCTTAAACCCTTTAAGTGCAGCAGTTTGAAACTTGCTCATCATTATTTTTAAAGTGTCTAATGCGTTTGTAAGTCTAGCGTTGTAGGCTTTTGTGATCCCAACTTCATTAAGTCCGATCTGCTCTCTAGCTTCAATTTCCATGTCGGCTTTACGAGATCCAACACGTTGCTCGGCAATCTCTTCACGACTAGGAGTTTGAACCAGCATTTCTAAAAGTGCTTCAGGAGACTCAAAACCTAATAGCGCAGCACTGTCTGTGGCGCTTAAACCGCCCTTTACAAAGACTTTGTTTTTCTTAAGCCTTGGATCGGTCTTTAGGTATTTTAAATTATCTGGGAGGGTTGAGGGGTCAATAGCAAGCGGAGAGTAACCCTTCTTAGTGTGAAGAGTTTCAAAACCGTCTACGGATTGAAGTATGGTATCGTCTGGAAGTGACTGAGGATTCGCAAAGCGATCTACGACTACCAAATTAGGATTAGATTCAAGTCGCTGTAACTGCGCTTCTTTCTCAGCGATCATTACTTCTTCCATCTGAACGTCAACCACTTCGTTCATCTCAAACTCAGCAGTCTCGTTAATGCGGTCTACGATTTCTTGCTTTGCTTTAGTTTGGTCACGAATGATAGTTTTGATTTCACTATCAGAGATCACACCTTTCATGGCAGTTTCCATGTTAGTTGTATCCATGTACTCAGCTTCACCGTAAACATCGTTCGACGGATAAACAGCAGACGGCGCTTCAAAATTTAGAGCTTGGTTAATGATATCTACATCTTCAGGAGTTTGATCAGGTGTTTCTAGTTTAGATAAAACTTGCTGACGATTTTCGTTGGCAACCCGAGTGTTATCTAAAAACTCTTGAGCTTGCTTAACTGAAGCGTCTTCAGGTGACAAAGAATATTCTTGTTGAAACTCTGGAAACTGCATCGTCAAAGCAAACCATTCGTGAGCAGGAACTTTTATAGAGGCGTTTAGATTTGCAGCGGTTTCACCTGACGGATCTATGATTTGTCTAACTGCCGCAGCTTTTTCAGGACTGTTAGCTTTCTCTCTAATGTTCTCAACTTGAACCCATACAGATTCAAGGTTGATACCTTTTAAAATACCCTTCATAAAGTTTTTTTGTTCTTCTGGAGAGAATTTAGACATGTCGGTTTCTTTTAAAACCTCAAGTGCGTTTTGCATATTTGAGTCAAACTCTAAAAGGCTTACAGCTTTAGTTTGAGCATCTCTAAATTTATTGTCCATTAAGATGTTAGACTTTGCTTTGATAGCCGCAGCGGGCGCAACTAAACCACCACCCATTAAACCGCCAACTAATGCCGACTCTAATGCTCGTCCACCAATACCCTCTATTTTCTCAGGAGCTACACCTGACACAATGTCAGTAAAATCTTGAAGAATAGAAGTGCTGCCTTCTTCGACCGCTTCTTGACCAGCAGATCCAAGTATTGCTTTACCCATATTGAAGATAACTTTACTTGCTGCATCTTTACCGAATGAAAAAGTAAGTGAACTCTCCATTCGTTTAAAAGCAGACAAAGTTCCAATGCGTTCCATAGCAACTTCAATACCCGCTTTAGTTACAGCATTTGGAATACTCTGAGTAGGCGTTAAACCTTTTTCGATATTCTCAATATTTGACTGAGACGCTGAAGTAATCCCTGTTGTAAGCCCGCTTATAACGGGTCCTCCAACTAAAAAAGAACCCAAGGTTTGAGTTAGGTTTGGTATTTGACCAGCTAATTTTATAGCTGCAATCTCACCCGCTTCGGCAAAATCACCATTAGCAATCGAGTCAGTAATATCTTTGTTAACTTGAGGGATCAAAGCGTTCATATCATCAGCCATCTTGCTGAATTTCTGATAGACTGGATTTTTAGTTAAACTCTCAGGAGCTTTAATTTCTGGCTCACCCCTAAAGCGTCTGATTAAATTTGCAGGGTAGTAATAAGCGTCGTATGCAAGTGTAGGAATTTGAGAAGCACCTGCAACAGCGTTAAACAAACCAGCACCGTAAGATGCAAACATTGACTCAAAAGTTCCCATGGTCTTTTTAGACTCAAAGTAATTATTGATAGTGTCTTCGTATTTGTTTTTAGGTGGTGTACTAAAAGGTTGACGAGTTTTTAACTCTTCTTCTGCCATGAACAAATCTGCTTTTTGTTCAGGACTAAAGTTAACTGGATCAGACTTTTGTTTAGTTTTTAAAACAGTAATCTTATCTTCAAGCGCAACACCTTTAAAAGTCTCAACAGCTTTGGTAAAAAGTGTTTCAGCTTGCGAGAGTTTAAAAGTGTCGTTTTTAATTAAAGATGCGTGTTGCGAAGATTGCTTACTATAATCAGCTACACCTTTAGTTACGTTAGTGTTTAGTTTTAAAAGCTCGGCTTCACTCTGCATGAATGGTTCGTGCTCTTTATAGGCGTCGGCATCCATTTTAAACGTATTAGCGTCACCAATGAGTTTAGCTGCCTGATCAGGTGGGGAGCTTGCAAGTTGTAATTGTGTGGTTATGTCAGCCATTATTCTTTATCCATGTATGCTTCGATCTGAGCAGTTGTAGGAGCTATCTCAGATTTAGGGTTATCTTTAAACCAGTTAGCAACTGCTTTGCGACGCTTATCTTCGGCGGTACCTACTTTAACATTTGCAAAAGGACTAGTAGTTTTTGTTTTGGTAGACTCAGGAGGTGCGTCTAAAGGTACAGGTGCTCCGCTACCGAAGAACCCTGAGTTAGCTTCTTCTTTGTCTTTTTGTAATTTTTTTCTAGCTGCAAAATTTTGCAGATATTTATTTCTATCAGCAATGCTCATGTTTGACGGCAAGTTACCAAGCTCAGTCATTAGCTCGTTTTGAGCTTGAGTGATTTTAATTTGTTCACGGTTACTGTATGAATTAAAATTCTGCTGCTTTGACACATATCCGACTTGTTGAAGTTGTTTGGTCAAGTTGGCTCCAAGATCATTCATTTGTCTGATTTCTTCAGGAGTAGTTAAAGGAGAATTATATTTTTGATATAATTTTTCAAGTCGATTTCTGTCTTGCTTATTTAATCCAACAAGCATCTCATTGAATGTAGCTTGCTCCATGCCTTTAAATTCACCATTGTAAAAAGAAGTAAACGCTTTATTTCGATTGATGGGGTTAGAGTCTTTAGGTGCTACTACAAGTTGCTTTAGTGACTTAAGTTGAGAAGGTGTCATCTTATCTAACTCAGGTTTAATTGTTGGATCAGTCATCATCTCGTATTCACTACGATAAGGCGATGAACTTCCCATTTTAGCAGACACTATGTTAAAAGAGCTTTTATAAGCCTTACCCGCAATATTGTTTTGAATATTTTCCCGTTCGTTTGTTCGCTTACTTAACTCTGACCAAGCTTTTGATTTACCAACAGGATCGTCTTTAAATTCTTTACTTAGAATAGCTTCAACTTGCTTGTCGTCTTTACCTACAAGTTTGGGTAAAACGTTTAGTGCTTTTATGGTTTGAGATTGGTCACGAATATTTTTCTTAATGTTATCTTTTTTATAAGCATCAATGTAATCGTTGTACTTTGCAAACATGGCGTCTGCTAATTCTGGACGACCTGAATTGTTTAGAACGTTAATCGCATTTACTAAACCGTCACTAACATCTTTACCTATTTCAAGTTTAATACTATCGCTGGCTAACCATTGATTGTTTTCGTCACGAGTTACAGATCCGAACTTTTCACCATGTTTGTTCCAATCAGCAGATATCCCTCTGATAATAGAGTCAATTGGCCCAAATGTTTCTGGTTTATTAACATCGATAAAACCAGCAAGGTTGGCGATATCTTCAGACTTTAATTTACTAGATGCTTTGGTCACATTCAGGTCGTAGTCATAATACTGACCAGCGTGAGCCGTATCTCTTTTCATTTGATATTGTGTAGAAACTTGATCTAATGATCTAGCAAGTAAAGTTTTACCTCGGTTGCTTAAATTAGGTTTACTATCTAAAAGTTCATTATATTTAGTGACACTATTGTTGTCGAACTCTGTGTAAACTTGCGTTGGATCACCTTTAAACGTGCGAGCTTTACTTAATTCATTATTCAGATAAATATTATATTCATTGGCCGCTGCTTTTGCGGCCGTATCAATAGCGTTGTCTTCTTGCTTTTGAAAATAAGCGGTTTGCTGTTCGGCGATATTCATTACAGCGTTCATCTGCGGTTGAACAATAGCCGGTATATTAGGTAGAGAAACTTCTGCTCTACCAACACTCTGAGTTTGTTGTGGTTCAAAGCGATTAAGCCTTGGTACTTGAACTGCCATTATTCACCTACTGTCCCTAATGCACCACCATACGCGGTGTTATATTGTTTTTCCCACTCTGCTTTAGTCATTTTATCTTCACTATTTGACTTACTCCACGGACCATAGTTTTTCTCATATCCTGTTATCGTAGTATTCGCAGCACCCAATATCGCAGTATTACGAGCAGTAGTTGCTTGAAGACTTGCGCCGATCTGATTCAGTCCACTTTGACCGCGCATATTGTTTGCTTGTTTTTTATAACCTAAAGCGCGTTGATGAGCCTGGGACTGGATGTCTAAAAGATTTAATTCACCTGTAAGTTTAGTATCAGCTTGGATATCAGCAGCAGTACCGAAGTTCGGGTTTACGTCGTTGGCATAATAAATATTTCTTTGAGTTGAATCAATTGCATTAATCACATTCTCATAGCGAGCCATTTGAGTATATCCATCGGCTTCAGCGTTGAAGGAATCAATCTCGGCTTGCTCGATATTAAACTGATCAAGTTGTTTTTGCAGCTCTGCTTGTCGTTGAATATTGTTAGCTTGCTGGACACCTGACAAAAGTTGCAAGCCAGCCATAGCGCCGTAAACTAAAAATGGAACTGCCATGATTACCTCCCATCGGTTTTATACTGAACATCAATGTCAGGGATAATCGAGCTTATTTCAAGCGGTAGTGGATCTACTTGTCTGATCGCGATGCGACCTTTAGAATCCCAATCACCTTCGATTATCACTTCTTCTCTTTTAGTATAGGGAGCTAGAGGTTTTGTGGCAAGACTTACGTCACCTTCTTCTTGAGTTTCGGACTCTGAATCTTGCATACCATCGTTTGAATCATCCTCTGGGAAGTTCTGACCTACCCAGAAGCCACGAGATTTGTAAACCTTAACGTCAACCTTGTTGCAAAGAATTGATTCAAGGAGGGTAGGTTTCTGCTCGACTGTCTCAACGTCTAGGGTTTCGATATCAACGGCGTAAGGTAAACCAACATGAACTATTGCTCCACGTTTTTCTAAAGTGATGGATCCGCTTGAAACTATATAGTCATTATGACCATCTTGAAAATTATAAGGTGACGCTTCAACAAACCCGTCTAGTAAAACACTCACGGTTTTACCTTCTAAGTGATCTAAACCCGACACCCCTAAAGTTGTTTTATATAATTTTGTAAAAGTTAAATCACTTGGTGAGTGAGGAAACTCAGTTGAAGGTTGTACCCTTACAACAGTAGTAGACGTATAAGTTGTCACCTCTAAATCTATTGAGTGACCATCTTCATGAAACCATCTAAAAATTGTTCCTACGTTTCCTGCACCAGCAGAGTTTGAAAACTCAGCGGAAGCGGCCGTGATTATTAAAATACCCTCGTAGTCTCCAGGGACCACAGGTGTAACAGTAAAAGTATTTTCAAGTACTTCTTTAAAAGTGACAGTTGAATCCATGCAAATGAAATCTTTGATGTCACTCATCTCTCGATTTGAGAGAGTTTCCATCACTCGAAAGTCATCCCGCTTAACAATAAAATAAGGTGTATAAACACCATTATTAGATTTATGAACAGTAACACTCTCAAATAACCCATCAGTATCCCCTCGTGACCATGCTCTTACAAGCTGCTCATTTTGGTAGGTTAAAAGAACAAGAGAGCCGTCTTCCATGACACACCAAACTAGAGGTGTAACTCCATCCTGGAACGCCCAAGACACTATTCGATTGTCCAGGAATAGATGATTAGAGTAAATGGAGATCTCAGAACCTTGGAAAGACGCTTGCTCATCCGAGTACTGTAAAGCCACAACTGAATTGGTTGATTTATCAACAAAAATGACAGATCCCGGAATCTCAAGTGGTGGAACAATATCGTCAATAACATAGTTCGCTCGACGGAGCATTACCGCTGAATCAGGGGTCAAAGGTCCAATAGGGGTCATGAAGATCCCTTGGGTCGTAAACGCAGCCAGACCTCCAAGGTCAGCATATCTTAGAACTCGGCCAGTTCCATTCGTTCCGGCCTTCATCGCTAAAGCTGAGTCATCGTCGATGGGATAATCACGCAAGAAATTTAAAGGCTTTCCAGGTCGAGAGGCAAAAGTAGCTTCTTTGTTTTTATCAAGAGATCCGGAAAGAATAAATCTTTGCTGATAGACACCTATGGCATTTGCTTTGATGTTTCCACCGGCTGATGTGAACCATGTATCAATTGAAAAATCAGTTTGAAAAGTCGGAGGTAAATTTGTGTAATCTGCGGTCTGACCAAAGTCTCTAAACACAAAAGTTCGAGTCGTATATGGTGGACTTGAAGCATCGGAATAAGTGTCAGTTGATCCAATGAATCCATAACCTTGACCATCTTTAGGTCGTCTAAATACAAGCATCTCGATAGTTAGATTGTCGTCAGATTGGTAATCAAAAAGATCGTATTCGCCTTCGATAGTATTAGAGTGAGTGGCAACTGTTGGAATTTTACCCGCAACAGTATTACCTTTTAATAGAACCTCAGTTCCTATTTTCAAACAAGTAACGTACTCAACATCGTAACCTGTCGGAGGACCTACGGGGGTAATTGAAGTCGTTGAACTAAAGGGAGTTGAAGGTTTATTAGGAACTATGGAAGATAAATATAAAACTCGTGTGGCAAGATCAGGGTCTCCAACTACCAAATCTACAAGTACGACTCTAAGAGTTTGATTTGAACCCGTAGATAAAGTTGGATTGCTTGAAGAGACGTAAAGAAAATCTCCACTATGTGCGAACTGAATATATGGTAAATCGTCTTCATCAAATAGGTGAGCACCATCTGCGTAGTCTCCAGCAACTACGTCGTGAATCCGAACGTAAAGTGGTCCGAACTCAACTACATAATTTGTATATGGAGGATGGAATATAATACATTTTTTAGGTTCGACATCAACTGGTGTAATTACAATAGTACCAGACCCGTCACCTGAAAGAGTTATTGGAAAATTTGTATTAGAATTAGAAATGGAACTTGCTAGTTTAAAACTCGTAGGATCCGTAGGGTCTTCGATTATGTAATAGGTAACGCCAACGGATAACTCAGGAGGAAGTGTACCCGTCGTAGTAAGTGTAACTGCTAAATTTGTAGTAAATCCATGCCAGCCCGAAATACTAGTACCTTTGTCGGTAGTGTTATCAAAAGTAATGGATCGTGCTCGTATCTCACTGCCACGTTTTGTTGATTGATTATAAACAGTTCCAGGTCGAGATTTGATTGATCCGACTTTGGTGACTACTGCATTTCTGAGAGTCTTTAAACCTGTTTTGTATTTTTCTAGAGTTGTTCTTTCTTGAAGTTCTGGTGTTAATTCACCTGCTCCAAAAGCGGATTGTATTGCATAAGCCATTATTCCGTCCTTGCTTGTACAAACTCCGAATCGACAGCCAAATCCTCAAATGTTTCACCCTCAAGGCGATCAACTTCTTGAGCTTCCATTTTATAAAAAGTGTAAGTCTCCTGAACACTCTTGCGAATATTCAAAGCTCCTTTACCTACAATTAAACTTGAAGCAAGAAAGGCCAATCGATATCCAACAGCTAAACCTGCGCTCGCATTTAACGAGTTCAAATTTATATCTGATCGGATGTATTCACCTACGGCATCAACAGCATTTGTATAAATCACAGCTACACCGTTTAGAGTTCCTCGTGTGCGTGGGATACTTGTTGATCGATTATCTTTTCTAAAACCAGAAACTACTCTGCGAAAAAATAAACATTTAGATGGATACTTGTAGGCATAGAGCCATTCATCGTTTGGTTCTTCTTCAATTAGTTCAAGGGCTGTTCGTTCTGAGGTGGCATCAAGATCGAGGTCTTGAAGTGTTTGAGCTAAAGCAATTGGATAAAACTGCCGTAAAACTTTAGCTTCTTTTGATGAGTCATTATCAGCATCGGCAATCTGCTTGTTTAGAAGAAGCGCACCTAAAGCTAAGTTAAATATATCAACCTTAGAATACACTTCTCCTCCGATTTAAAGTTTGATCATCCAGTTCTTTGAGAATTCCTTCTCAGACTTGATTTCAAACTTATCGCCTTCATTTCTGCGAATATTATCGTAGAAACCTTTTTCAATTGCTTGAACAGGAATTACTTTCGATTTCTTAGGCGCTTCAACAGCGACTTCAGCCGCAACATTGGCTTTAGAAGCGGCAGAAGCCGCTCCTGGTTTAGGGATAGCTGACATTTAATCCTCCGATTAGTTATTATCGGCGTGAACAACTTTAGGGAACGACTTGTACTTGTTGATTTCGTCTTGTGGAACGATCCAAGCGTCTGCCGTTACAGTGGTAACACCGCCAGAAATGGTATCTCGTACTCCAATGTATCTGCGGGCTTTAACACCTTGAGGTACAGGAATTTCAATCATTGCTCCAACAGTTAAAGCCGCAGCTAAAACTGTCACTGAACCAAGAACTGTTACGTTCGAAGTTAATGCAGCGTCATCTGCTTCAACTACTGCTAGGACGTGAGTAGAACCCGCGCCCGCTGCAACCGTAGGGATGAACAAACCAGCCATGCGTCTTCCGATGAACATGTCTGAGCTTGCAGAGTTTGTGTCGATTGAATTTGCTGAAACCGCAGTTGCAACAAAGGCCTGTGCTCGACACACTTGATCTTCATAATCTAATAACATAGTAAACTCCTATTTTAAAAATTAAAGCAAAACAATAAGGGGTTTTTACACCCCTATAATTCCTTACGATACTACAGCTTCAGTGTTCAATAGAGCGTCTGTTACAATAACTTGACGACCTAAGAACATCATAACTTGTTCACCTTGGTAGTTTGCGAAAGTTAATCCGCCACCACCGCCAACTTTCTCCAAAGCTTGCTCATGCAAGAATGAAGCGATAGTTGAGTTCATGTAAACATAACCTGACTTAGTTCTTACAGCCGCAGGAATGCGGTAGTGAGCGCGAGTCATAAGTTTTAACAAGTCAGCCGCAGAAGTTCCACCAGCTTTTAAGTCAGAGATATCGATGTTACAAACACGAGCTGTTGCTCGGAAGTCTTTAACAACTAGACCGTGATCGATCATGAACTCTTCTTCCCAACCCCAGAAAGTTCCTGTTACAGAAGTCTCTGTTGTTCCAATGATTTGAACTTTACCGTTATCTTCACGCTTCAGACCCGCAGTTGTTCCCGCAGGGTAAACTCCGAAAACTGTGTTAGGTCCCCAATCAACAAAAAGGATTGAAGTGTTATCTGATCCAACACCACCAGCATTAACCATTTGTTTAGAAGTTGGCTCAGAAGCACTTAGAGTTGAAAGAACATCAAAGAAACCCGCAACTTTACGAGCATCTTCTGAAGGAGATCCGTAGAACAATAAGTCAGCGTGTTCTTGTGCCATTGCTTGGATGTGACCTTGAGCTTGGTTCCAACGATTGAATGCTACGCGATCTTGTCCACCGCGAGCTGCAACCATTACGTCGATCTGAGACTTAGATTCAAAGTGAGCTGCGCTGAACGAGCGTTCTTCGATTCTAGACTTAGATGCTGGAATAGGTTGATTGGCTTTACGGTAATAAACCGCAGGAAGATTTGATCGAAGAGATTCGATGTGAACCGTCTTCTCGTTCATTTCAATGTAGGGCATATGATCCAAGATAGGGTTTGATTGAACTAATACTTCTGCTACTTTACCAATTCGTACGTTTTTGCCTTTAGCTACATCCGCTAGGGTAACTAAACTTGCTCCGATAACTGCCATTTAAGCCTCCATTATTAAATTAATTATTAACATACATATCACTTAAAAACTTCCATTGATCAGTTGGCTTTGTCTCGGAGGCCGCTGATCCATCACCCTGTACGAAGCCTTCTGTCTCGTAAAGCTTCTTTGCCACAGCGTGGAAATCTCTCATAGTGTTAGGAGGCAGCATTCCACCCTTTTCTGTCAACATCTTTTTTGTATTAGGCATGAAATCTGCGATAAATTTATTAACCATCTTGGTATTTGCATCGAAATTAGCCCCACCAAAGTCCTTATCGTTCTTTAATTCGTTAAACCATTCAGTCTTAATTCGGTTAGTTTCCGCTTCAACTTGTTTTTGATATTGAGCTTGAGCTTGTTGTTGAGCAACTAACTCGCTCTTTCGAATGTCTACCAAAGCAAGCTGAGCTTCTTTAGGTAACTTGTATTTCTCAAAATGCTGAGTAAGTAATTGCTTATCTGCATCGCTGAAGTCTTTTAAATCTGCTTCTACTTTAAATGCCGCAGGTGCAGCCGGAGGAGTTGCAGGTGCCGGAGGCGCTGCATTTGGATCCACATAACCAGCCGCATTTGGTGGTGGAGGTGGTGTGTTGTAACCAGAATTTACTTCACCCGCTGGCGGCGTCGCTGCTGGGGGTTGAGCGGCTTGAGGGGTTTGGTTTGGTGCTGGCGGTTGTGATTGCGCTTTAGGGTATCCAAGTTCGTCGTACTCGATACCCCCTTGCGCTTGAGGCGTCGGAGCACTCTGTGCAGGTGGCGGGACTTGGGGAGTTGTTTGTGCATTCGCACCTCCACCACCAGTATCACCTGGATTTACTTGATTGAATAGTATGCTAGACTTTTTTGGAAACATTTGATCTCTCCTGGGTTATTTTTTCTTTTTCAACCGTAGCTAAAATGATTCCCGCCATGCGAGGTTCAGCTTCGGATATTAATCTAAATAAGGCGCGTCCTGGTCTAAGCGATCCGAGTTTATCGAATAGAAGATCTTCTCTCAGACCTAGGTCGGGCAGCTCTGCTACTTCAAAATGCTTGAAGAGATATTTTATGAATCTCTCGCCTGGATGAGTAGCTAGAATAGAAACAACATCATGGAGCATTTGTTGGTGCTCCATGAGTTCTTGCATATCATAATCTGTTAGAACTGGTGGTTTTGCTGGTTGGTTCATGTTAAATGACGCACTTAGTTAGCGTCTGACCAGGTACCATTGATTCCTACAACTGCCCAGTTAACAGCATCGAGTGCTTCCAAAGTAATACTATTACCTACAGTAGCATTTCTAGAGGCATCACCTGCAACGTTTGTCGAGTTCAATATGACATCGGCGTTATCTGGATTGATATCAAAGTTCGAAGCATTGGCTGTAATGAAAGTAAATCGACAACCTAACACCGCAGAGACTTCAGGTAAGTTGATTACAACCGCACCACCATTATAAACAGTAGATCCACATTGTGCTGCTGTAAGTGTAGTTGCAGTCGCTAAAATACGATTTTGCAAAACACCTAAATTAGTACTAGCTACAACTAGTTTACCACCAGATTTTGAACAACTCATACCTGTTGAACAACTGATGACGCTTAGTAATCCAAGATTACTAGTTGCGTTCTCTGCTCTAAAAGCTAGAGCTGAAATACCGAACAAGAACAAAATCAAACCCGTAATAAATTTTCCCATGTTAAACTCCTTTTGTTTTAAATTAACTTGGAACTGCTCTTAAATCTTTGACTGCACCAGCAACACTTGGCAAGGCTTCTGTTAACATCTGCTGTCTTTGAGCCTGTGCCTGAGCTTGCTGTCTCATTGCGTCAACATCTGCTTGATCTCTATTCAAACCAGCAGGTAAAAATAATCTATCCTCATACAAGTCACATAACTTATCAAGGTTAGCTTTTTGAAATACTGAAGGGTCGAGTTGACCCACTCGTTGAAGCATATCGATATACTGATTAATCTGTGGAAGATCCGCAGCTCGCTGTGCTTGAGCGAATGTAGAAATCATTTCCACTCTCAACCATTCACCTTCTAATTCTGGTGGTGGTGGCGGCATGATCGGATCATCTTGGATTACATAATTCATTACGAACTCAACATTTGGTACATTGTAAGAAGTGTTGAGAGCTTGTAAATTTGGACCAATGACTAGTTGTTGTTCGTTGATGATTGCTTGAGTTTCCGTAGCAGTTCGAGTCTTTGGATTCATTGACAAGAACAACAAAAAATCTGCGAAGAAAAACTTATCGACCATTCGTCGCAAGTCTTCTACGTCAGCGGTTAAGTTTACAACCGCAGGGTTTATTTCATACACATTGCGAAGTCCACCTTGAGACATACTTGTCGCATCGACAGGAATGTATCTGTTGGCTTGCGTTGTGATATAAGATTTTTTTAAATTAGCTGGACCTTGGATTGTAGGAGCAAGCATCTTCTCTAAAGCCACATCTTTACTGATTGCTTTTTTATTCAAAGACTTTATCACACCCATTGCCATAGTTGCAGGTCCAGTCTCACCGTACTCGAAGTTATCCGAGCTTTGAGACTTACCAACAATAAACGGTTTACGAGTTGAATAAGACTCTCGAAGGAACTGCTTATCTTCCTTAGAATTAGGTTCTAAGAAGCCGCCATTGTCCATTCCTTGACCATAAAAGCCACCGACCTGTGCGCCACCTAACTCATAGGTTAAAGATAACCATTGACGGTTTTTACCACCAACAGCCTCATTAACATTAAAGTCTTTGTTTTCCATGATGATCTGAGCGCACTCGATTTTTACTGAGTAGTTACCTTTCTCGTAACAGTTCTTTATTTGGTCTGAGAACGTTGACCAGTCGTAATCACCACCTGGGGTTTTCTTACCGTACTCTTCTACTAGTGCTTTTACGTTTAAAGTAAACTTGCGAGTTAGAACCACAGGCTCATTTAAAGCGTTATTAATAATGAAGTAAGATCCAGGAGTCAGGGTATGATAGTGAAGTCTAAAGCCTGGAAGCTCTTGGATAATGTGCGCACCGGTATTTAACGCACCGTAGTCATAATAGAATTGTCCAGCGGCATTATAGAAATTGCTGACTGCGAATACTGAAAGGCAACGTCGAGTGAGTAAATCTAAATATTCTCGTACTCGAGTTAATCCGTTTAAATCTGGATCCGGGTGAACCACTCTGAACCAAGGTCGAGTTGTAGAAGTATTACCTTCTAGAAACCCTGCTACGAATGATCTATGAGCAAGCAAGTGAGTACCATCAACAATGTGTTGATTATTTCGCTCACCCTCTGGTTGATTTAAAATGTATCGCATCCTGTGAGGGATTACCCAACGACCTTGATCGATCCAAGTACCTTTGATGGTCTCGAATTTCTGTTCAGCTTGTTGGCGAATATACTCACATTTAGAACGAGAATGTTTATATTTCATTTTACAATCCTAAAAAGTCTCTGGTTAGATTGTTGAATGCTCCATCACCACCAAGACCAGACCCAGCGGCAAATAATGATCGACGTTGTGCAGATCCGGCAGCACGAGATGCTGATACGTCATTACGTCTAAGTCGAGCTAATTCTTCTTCTCTTAATCTAGCCGCTTCAGCACGTTGTTCTGCAAGTAAAGCCTCAGCGCGATTGTTGGCGGCACGAGCTGCATTGGCACCTGTTAGCTCACCAACTCCTTCTGTAAAACCACGAGTAAGCGCACCAGCTTTGATACCACCTTCACCGTAACCAAGCAGGCCAGCAGTTAAAAAGTTAAGAGCTACGTCTTCAAAACTTGCTCCGCCTGTGGCTTGGTTAAGTCCTGAGTTAATAGAGTTTCCAGCGTTAGATAACTCACGGTTTATAGGATTAGTTATGTCACCAAGGCCGATGCGGATACCACCGATACTGATACTGCCGCCACCAATACTAACATTAGTGTCAACTTTTGGGTCGTCACCTTTGGCTTCACCAAAAGGTGTCTCAATCCTCCAATGAGATTTACTAATTTCGACTAAAGGATTATCAAAGTCATTAAACATGCCCACGTACTCACCTCACACTCTTTATACTTAATTAATAATCCATTCCCGTCAAGTCATCATAGTCCGGCATGGACTCAGGCATGACAAATGCGTTCTCGCCAATCTCCCTAGGAGCATTGTCGAATAATGCGCTATGACCTTCTAGACGATCAAGAACTTTACGCGAGAATTGCAGAACAAATCCATCGGCCAAATCGGGAGAAGCCAGCATTCGATCTTTAATATCTTTCTTACTCTCAGCTAATTTCTTAAGACTGGTCTTATGTCTTGAGCCTTTAGTCCAGCAAAGCTGTTTGAGGATGTCATCTAAGTCCTCTGGATTAACGGCCGTGATAACGTGCCCGTCAATTAAAGCTTTATTCGCCTCCCAATACATCTGTGCTCTGATGTTGGCATACTCTGAGTCCTTTGGATCGGCTACATCGTTAGGTGAGTTAGCGAATGAGATTAATTCCCAGTGCCATTTTCCATCGATATTCGCCAATGTCTTAAGTGCGGTACCTTCCCCTTGATCTATGAGAACCCGATCAGCTTGTAAGTCCTTCTCGTACTTGCATACCTTGCTGTAAGTGTAGCTGTGATCTTGTCCTTGCTCACTATCTAGTTTAAACCGCTCAAGTAGACACGAATACGCACCTTGATGATGCCAAATGGTAGTCTCATCGCCTCCGGTCCACGCTGGATCCACCGTTATGACGGAAGGAAGTATCTTAACACTGGTCGGATCAAAGTCTTTACCTCTCTCAATGGCCGCTTGGGTGGCTGTAATGCTGATTATGGAGTCCTTGGCAGTCTTTCGCGGCAGTCCGCGGACCCTAACCCTAAAGTCGTCGTGATCTTCATTGCCACCAGCAAGACGCAACCACTCTGCTACGAGTGTTTTATCAACGTGATCTAGGGATCTGGTATCAATTCGCAAAGACCTCCACTCAGGGGAAGTCATTAATTGCTCGAAATAAGCCGTTGGGTCATCTGAGTTACCAAACACCATCCAAATTTTAATAGTGTCTACATCGGTAAAGGCACCCGATGCGTATTTAAAGATAACCCCTGGAATACCCGGTGCCTCCTCGAAGGTGTAACTGATGGCATGACCTTTGTTGTGTAGACCCGATACGGCGGCCGGCGTCTCCTCAGACCAGTTAAAATGGTCAAGTCGCCATTGCTCTCCCCATTGGTCATCTTTGGCTTTAATGGACGTTCCTAGCTTCTCAAAATAGTAGTCGGAGAATCTAGCCCTGCGAAACCAAACGTCGTACTCAGGCCAAACCACGGTCTTTAACTGGGTGTCTGTGTTGGCTGTGATACGGCCGCGAAGCTTATGGGTGTAGAGTAATATTATGTTAATGATGGCACCGAGAGCAGTCTTCGCAGCTCCGTTACCCGATGATACAATAAGTTTATAGAGCTGATAGCGGGTAAGTGGGTTCCTTAAGTGAGCTGAGATTAACTCAAGCTCTTGGATCTGCCACTTGTATAAGTGTATGTCTTCCATGTCGGTACCTGGCTCACCAAAGCCAAATAACAAATAGGCAAGTTTAACGAAGTCGTAGCGATAAAGCTGTATGAGCT